TCGGGGGAGTATTCACCATTTCTGCGCCTAAGCGCGTCAATAATGCGTTCTTCGATGGTATTACGGGCAAATCGGGCAACTTCCCAATTATTTTTGATTTTCCCGGCCAGGCCAAGAATGAATGGTGCGTTCTGTGCGGATTCTGCTTCTGATTTGGATAATCGCTCTGCTTCGAGGTCTGAATTGCTTTTGACCATGACCAGGGGGTGTTGGGGCGCGTTCTTGGGGGATCTGGATAGCGTGACCGCAGCGTTTTCCATTAATGAATCGTCCTTTCTTGTGGGAGAGGACCGCCATCACCAATAAAATTGGTTTCCATGGCTTCGTTATGCGCCTTGATGTCAGGCTTTAATTCGGGGAGTTCTGGCGGATCAGCCTCTTCGGACTCTTTGGCAACGTGAGATCCGGTGTTGTAAATGGTGATTGTGTTCTCTTCCTGGCGGACCTTGCGCGCTTCCTGCGTCTGATCGCATAGCAGGCCGTAGAGGTGATCCAGGTAAGGTTTACCCTCGCGCTCGAGTCGGAGCAGATCAAGTTCGATGTTCACTTCGAGCATGTCTGCCGTTATAAAGTGGAACATAATCAGTGACTGATCCTTTTTGTTGTACAAAACATCGATGCCATAGCGGTTGCAGTCTTCAGGCGGCAATACGTTCTTATTCACACCTGGCTCCAGCATCTTGCAGAATGCTTCGACTACATCGTCGCTTGTTATTTCAACTTTTGGCACGTTAATCCCATAGTGTAAATTTCATGTCCAGCCACCCGCAGATTTGTTGGTAACCGGCCTTGCATGCGTCCGATAGGCCAGGTTTCGCGTATGACCCTTCATCGACATCATGCCGCAGTCCGACAGGTTTGGTGACGGTATCGGCGGTTTCAACTTCTTCATGTCGTCCTTGCTCATAATCTGAATGAGGCCGTTCGCATTGTATTTTTTCGGTATTCGGCATACCTCTGACCTGAATCTATCAATACAATCAATCTCAGAAGAGATTGATATCATTGTTTCCGGATCTTTATACAGCTTCCGGGTTACTGCGATATGGGTGTTGTAAAACCGGTCCCGCAGATACCAGTAATACTGCGCCCGCTTGTTCCTGAACGTCTGAATGTTTGTTTTCGCATTCGATCGATCAATCATGTTGTCGGGCTGGTAGATATCTTCCGGATTATCTACGCCTTCCGATCCCTTGAACATTTCGATATCCATTCGCTTGCCGTCCAGGGCAGTGGTAATCTGGCGCTTTAAACCAGCACCAAGACCATCACAATCCCATCGGAATACATCGGCCTGGTACTCCATGGCCCAGTACGTCGCCCAATCGGCCTTTTCGTTCACATCACCGGTTGTCTTTTCCTGAATATCAAAAATGACCGAGCCCTGCCGGGCTAATATGCCCGCCGGATCATTCTTTCCGCGCTTTGTCTCATCAGATGGATCATGCGTTAATATCGTCGCACCGATCTGCTGAAAACCCAGGGCCAGGTGTGCATCGATGGCTGAATTGAACCATTCTGTTGGGATAATGGCGCCTTCAACCGTATCATTGAACTTGCCAAGCCAGATATGCTCGTATTCAGCTGCGGATAGATATTGCTCATCAAATGCCCGTTCATCTTCGAGCACTTGCGGGAAAAACGGATTGTCCAGGTAATTACAGACGATGATCAGATGCAGATCGTCCTCGTAATAACCATCCCGGTCCAGCTCGCGCTGAAATGGATTAATGAAACGCTGGCTGAATGGATCAGCACTGGACATCGGGTTAGCCGTCATCCAGATTTCGGATTCTTCGGTTCGCAGTGTTGGCGTCAGCGTCTTTAGCGAATCTTCACTGAGAAATTGCGCCTCTTCAACCCAAAACCGTTTAAATCCGTGCATCGATTTCATGGCCGATGTGTTCCTGGCCAGCCCGCGATACTTGATCAAACCGCCGCTTCGATGCTTGATCTGGTTCGCCTGGGTGTTGAATCCATCGGCTTCAATACGATCAATCTCGTCTGAAAGCAGAGAGTGCACCGAGTCATCGATGGAGTTCATGTATTCACGAAAACAACCGATCTTCAGGGCTTTCGTTGCCGTGTCCTTCAAGCAAAGGTCGCCAACCGTCTGCGACTTGGCAGATCCGCGGCCACCAATGATAATTTTGTAGCGTTTTTTCTTCTCGATTAACGGCTCAAGAATCCGCGGGCAAAGGATCTCAGTTGAATCACCAAGGTCGGCTTCCTTCGTATAGCTAGGTAGACTCAAGGCTCAATGACTTTTCGAGCACCGGTCTTTGCGTCTACGATCGTCACTCGCCAGTTCTGGTCGATTGGTTTGCCGTCATCGTCCTTCGGCTTGAATGCGCAAACATCAACGTGCTCGCCCATGATCTTCAGCGCCTTGCCGGCCCCGGCAGAATCGAACTTGTATTCACCAGTTGGAACACCATCGCTGTCGGTAACCTGTTCACGCTGCATACAACGCTCGAACATTTCCTTGGCGCCCTTCAGTACATAAACTGCATCAACATCAGCTTTTTCCTGTGCTTCCTTCGCAAGTTTGGCAATTAATTCTTGAACTGCAGGTATCTGAAGAATTTCACAGGCATAAACTCTTGCCCCTTTTTTGGCGAATCCTGCGCGTTCAGCTGCCTTTTGTCCATTGAAATCAATGACATATTCATGACAAAACCGAATCCTCTTTGGCGTCATCTTCGGTTCTTTCTTAGCAGGCTTTGTCATAATTTATTTAAAATTAAAGGAGGGCGGATACACCTTCGCCAGATAAGTATACCCGCCCTGGAGGAAACGCTGTTTTAGCTTACGCCGCTCTGCTTTGACGCAGTGTGATGGCGGCTCGAGCTGGAACCAGGTGGTTTGTTCTTGCTGGAAAATTCCAGATTAGGCGACTTCGAAGTCTCTGGATTGTTACCAGGACTGGCCGGGTTATGGCTTTTCATGCCGCCTTTCTTGCTATTTGGTTCGTGACCTTTGGTCATTTTCATGATTGTAAACTCCTAAATTATGCGCATAAAAAAAGCCCGGGTAGCGAACCAGGGCTTTGTTTTGGGGGATTGAATAACAATCTACATAATCGATACTAAATCATGTGATGTTTTTTTGTCAATCAATTTTTGCAACTTGGTCGATCTGATAACCCATCCAAGCAGCATATCCGATGTTTCGATGCTCTGGAACCTCGTCACCAGGCTGTATTAGCAATATACATTCACGGTTGAAAGGGCGACCTTCAGCATCAAAGCAGGCGAGATTCACGCTTCTATCACTTAAAACAGCCGCCACAAGACCAATAACAGGATCTTTACCGTTGCACATCACCCTTTCATTGATCCCAGGATAATAATGCACCACGCGGCCTACGGTCGGTTTGATGACGATAGGTGGAGCTTCTTGCTGATCTTCGTGTTCATTTTCATTTACTTCTGGCATTTCTCGTTTCCTCTGTTGTGGTTAATCTATTTCAGGATTCATCTGGTTAATTATGCAGGCTTTGCCAATGTCAACAATTGCATTGATCTCAGCAAGTTTGTCAGTGGTTGCTGAAATGTACAGATCACCATCGTCTGTAATACCAATAATCACGACATCGTTGAACTCAACATCCCTGGCCGCATCGAACAAAACGCTGGCTTCGACGCGGCCAAAAGGGAATAGTTTGACGTTGCTCATCGCCTGGATTCTTTGAAATCCTTCTTCAGCCGCTTGTATTCCTTCCTCGTGACTGATTCTTTCTGGCCAACCGTATTATCTTCGGCCATTCGTCGCAGTTGCTTTGCTCGTCTGCCGTTCATTTATCCTCCAGGTTTAATTGCTTGAATACGATGGTTCTCATATCAGCCAAGTGATCTTGTGTTGATTTGAGCATGCCTGTACTACCGGAACCTTCGGACGGCCTTAATCCACAGCGCCAGAGCTCATCGATTAGCTGTTGGCCCTGCTCGATATCGATCCTGATAAACGGAACCGTATGAAGGGCGCCATCCTCGATCTCTTCCATGACCATGGCTTGCGCTACATGGGTCTTATGGCCTTCATATACCTGCCTTGCATACAGGCTAATGCCAAGATCCCATTCTTCGCGCCTTGCCATGAACTCAAGTGGATGTATGTCGCCTTTCATATTTTTGCCCTTTTCTGGCGAAAGTATTCAGAAATGATCCCGCCCGGGTTGCTGTGATCGGCCCTGTGCTTGCTGCAGGCTTTGGCGATCTTGCTTTTGCCATGCCCGCCTCCGAACGCACCTTTCGTTGGTCCAAAGTTACTTACCTTGGTTGCAGTTGCCGCTGTTTTCTTCAATAGGTCGTCTAAAAAGCTCATGTTTCCTCCAATGATGAATAGTAGTTGTTCGGTATAAATCGCTCCAAGTCATGCTCTAAAGCCCATTCTTTCAGCTTCCAGGGCGGTACCTGCTTCCAGCTGTCATAGCCAAGCTTGGCTTTCAGGGTTTCCCAGCACCACTGCTGCAGGTATTCGATTCGCTTCTTATCCCACCAGTCGCGGCCACCAACGGCGGAGTATCCATGATCAGTTTGAGCTTGGTGTCGTTTGTAGCATAGGGGAATTGCGCTGTATGGAGGCTTTATGCCTGTACCAGAGCCATTGGCTACGCGTCGATTATGCGCAGCAATTACTGGATTACCATCGGCAAGGCATTGTTTTCCGTCCCATGCGCACGGCTGCTTCCTGATCCACGCCAGAAACTCATCATCCGTTCCAACAGCACGCCACACTTCAGGCCTGCGGAAGAAATCAGACTGACGGAGCTCGCGGGCCTGCTGGCCGTAGTCATGAAGCCTTGGATCACTGATTATCTGACCTATGGCTACTGGCTCGCTATCACCGTACATTCGTGCCCTCACGGTATCAACAGCTTTTCCGCTGGTATGTGTGATATCACCTGGCCATGATTCATCTTGCTCTGGTAACTGCTTGAGGTCCAACGGCGCAATGGCCACGTCCATATCAATATCCGGGAACAGTTTATGAAACTGCGCTTTGTGCCGCGGCTCGATGTCGATTTGAATCCTGAGCGTACCATCAACTAGCTCTTTGACGGCCTTGCGCGTGCCAGCGATGGCGAGATTATCACTCATCTTCTGCTGGCTCATCGCCCAGTGGATAGCCGGTAATTCTTGCTTCGTCAAATGTCATCCCGCTAGGGAATCCCCCATCAAAAGAAAAAGTAAGTTCTTCTGTACCGCCTTCAATTACCAGACCAGGTATCTCGGTCCAGTCTGGAGTAATCGCCGGGATAAGTTCGCCTTCCGAGATAGTGATTGTTGTCGGTGGATTATCTTTGGTTTCGTATTCAATCACTGCCGTTCCACTCGCAAGCATTTCCATTGATGTCGGAAACTTCGTTATCCTGGCGCCCGCTGGTATTAAGCACAAGATTGCGGCCTCATCCGGCTTGACAGCAAGCTTGCGTGAAATAAGTTCTATCTGCTCTTTGTTCAGAATGATTGTGGTAATGGCCATTAGCTACCCGTATATACCGTGTTATATCCGCTAGTCGTGTATCCGCTAAATATTGTATTCTTGCGTTTTTCAACATCACAGTCGTAATCTTTCAGCATGCCCTGCACAATGCTAATGATCTCAATCTCTTGCTCAAGCTTGGTTTTCTGAAGCCCGCAATCCTCAATAAGCTGATTGATCACACCATCGAACACATTGCCATCGTCTTTACCATGATAGTGGATACGCTTCTTGATCTTTAAACAGTTCTCGATCGATGCCTCTGTTTTTTTGAGATCAAGTAAAGCCTGATCTATTCCATTACCCAGGGTCATTTTCATTACCTTGACCATATCCTCATCGGGCTTTGCCTGAAGAATGAATTGATTAAACATCAGCGCCAATCGCTCACGCGCAATTGTTTCGACTGTTCTGATCGGAATCGTTGTGTCCTCGCCGCGGTCGTACCTGGCACGCTTGTCTGGATCGATCAACGTCCTGTAGGCCAAGCTCACGGCCTGGAACTCATCGACGCCGCCACCCTTGTCCGGATGCACAGACTGCGCAATTTTGCGATAAGCGTCGCGGATCTCTGCATCTGATGCTGCTCGATCGATGCCGAGTATTTCGTAGTAATCTTTCAAGCCACCCACCCCCTCAACTTCAATTCCGGCCAGAGCTCATGCTCTGCCTGGTCCAGCCAACTGTAAACAATACCTTTGGCTTCGTGCCTGAGTATTCGCCATGAATCTGACTTACTGAATTGCTCTCTTGATATTCCGACACCACGCGCCATGCGCTTGATTGGATATCGCTTGCCATAAAGCTCTACGCTGCGCGCTGCCTTGATCGTACTCACACCCAGGGCAATCAACTGGTATTGCTTCTTTTTCCTTGCGGCATCGATGCTGTTGATCCTGGTCGCCACCTCTTCACCAAGCAGCAAGTCACGATCCCGGTCCCGGCCAGCGTACACGGCTTTCATCGCGATGCCCTTCCATGGTAAGCAGGCCTGCGTCAAAGAACTGATCGTCATAGCAATATCAATTGCCTCCTGGCGTGTGATATCTCCGGATCCCGGCTTACTCAACAAAGCTCCGAGCGTTGTTTTCATCGTCGTCAATGTCGCAACCTCTTCGGACCACCGGACGGCTGCGCTGACGCTGTGAAAGATGATTTCACTCATCTTGCCATTCAAGCAATAAATCAGCTGATTCACCCTCATCATCCATTCGATGATTAAGTGGCCATGCGTACTTTACTTGATTTGAGGTACCCTCATCACCAGAGCCAATCCATACCTCAGTTTCCTCACCTGTGTACGCATTGTTCTCAGGCCAGTCTTTGACTAGATCCTTGAGCTCGCGCACCGTCATTCCATTAACAAAGCCTACTGGTATAAGTTTTCTGGTCATTTTCCCCTCGGCCTTCATTGCGCTTTCCCACGCTCCATCATCGTTCACTCTGTTTCAGCCTCAATTATTTTTTTGAGCTTTATGACGCATTTAATCATCGTATCGCTAACGACACTGTGTTCAGGCGTTTCAAGATAAACGGTCGCACCATCTTTGTACAAAATGATGTGCTCCTGCGCCATGATCCACTTGATTGCTTCGAGGTCGTTCATTTCATGTCAAACTCCCCGCCACCAGGTAAAAGCATTTCCATGTCTTGATCAAGCTTGAGATATGTTTCAAATAGAAAGATTGCCCTTTCCCATCCTTTTACAACAAATGCTGCATAATCTCTATCACGCATCTTCGTACGCCATTCACGCTGTTTATCAGATACAGATGGATAATAGCCCTTCACATCAGGCTTGAGCTCGACCCAAAGGCCGTGATAAATGCCCATGGGCACCGGCAAGAAGTAATCGTGGACGCCAGCACGGACGCCCATGCGCTTTAACCTGGCCGCTTCGCGCTTGTTGCGCTTGCCGCCGTTAGGCACATGCAGTAAGAATTCTCTGAGAATGGGATTTAGCTGCGCTCGTGACCATAGCGCAATCGACTCGCTGTCTTCGTAATGTTGGGTTTTACTGGCGATGGCTCATCCTCCCCAGGTAAGCTGGTGCTAATACTATCCGAAATAATTTGCAGTTGCCACCCTTTAGCACAATGATATCTGCATAATCGCATGCAGAGGCGCGAGCACTAATTCAGGATGGCTTGATTCCAGGACGCTGCGTTTCCCGCCCTGCCCTGTATCGCGCCGTTATTTCTTATTCATACCCTCAATAGTTATTCATGCCTGAATCCGGTTTATCTGCATCAACCGGATCAGGACTACGCGTTTGACAGATTTTCCACAGGTGCGTTACCCCTTTAATTCATACCCTTATTTCTTATCATATGGTGGTAGTTTACAGATTTCCTTAATATCATCAGAATGCACCCAGCC